CCAATGTTAAGAGTAATAATAGTATTAGGGTATAGAGAGTTAACGTCAAAGGATACAATAGCTTCTTTTAGACCTCTTTCAGGTTCTCTTACATACCCACCTTCTAAAGACTCTCGGGTGGTTTCGTTTTTAAAGGTGGGGATAACGTAACCCTGCTTTTGTGCCTGAAGCGTCATAGCCCCGGTTACGATGGATACCTTTCCTAGAGCTCTTTCAAAATTAGTACAACCTTTGTAAGACAGCAGACGAATAATTTTTAGATAGTTTAGTTTCTCTTCTAACTTACGAAGTAGATCGACGTCTTGAATATTATAATCTACAAAGTTTTCCCAGTCTGTTTCAGATAGAGAAGAGAGATTTGTAGCATTAATAGCAAGTTTACCTTCACCAAGCTCGTATTCACAAATATAGTTAAGTGAAAAGGATTCTCTATCACCTTTAGAGTATGTCTTATAAATTTCCATGTAGTCCAAACAGCTAACACCAGAAATATACCACCTGCCCATTTCTTTACCAAACTTAGCAAAGTTCTCTCTATAATGCACCTGACCTACTGGAGAGAGCTGTTTAATAAAGTCTTCTCCGAGTAAGTTCTTAGCACGATTAATAATATAAGGTATATCAAACTGCTCGGTATTCCAGCCTGTCAAGATATCAGGAGGGTCTTTCTTCCAAAAATTAACAAATCTTTCAAATAGCTCTCCTTCTGTCTTACAACAATAATACGTAACGTTGTTAAGCTTAGGCTTGTAATCTTCTCTTAGCCCCCAGGTATGTATTTTACCGCTAAGTGTATCTAGTACAGTTATAAGATTGACAGGGTCTTTGGCGTACTTCGGTATAGGGAAAGCTCCCGGAGAGTAGGTCTCTATATCAATAAAGAATACCTTAAGAGGGAACTGACTAAATTCAGGTTTGTGTACATCTTCCTTAAACTGATCAACCAAGAATTGCTGATCTACAGATAGGTTACCAAATAGTCTCGGGTTCTTAGTTTCTTGAACAAATTTCGAACGTTCAAATGTATTTTTGAAATAATGCTTCTTAAGAGGTGTCTTGAAAATAGATGTAGCGTCTTTAGAATCCTTATGCTCTGTAAAGAGGTAAGGGGTGAAGGGAACATCAGTATCGATTCTATCTCCATCTTCAGTCCATGTTCGTAAGAAGACAGTTCCTTCTCGAGGGTTATATGATGCGTTCCTATACACTAAGACCTATTGTATTATGATTTAGGGTTAGTCTCAAGCAAATACTTACGATCTGGGGAACCAAACGGGGTAAAATATGCCTCATGGTGTTTCATGAGATTCTTTTCGTCTTCTAACCAGAAGTTATCGGCATATGCTCGAGACTTTTTGCAGTAATCAGCATAAACCGACTGATTCTTTGTAGCAGTTTTAATACAGTCAATGAACTCGTTAGCATTAGAGTATTTTAAGAAGGCATCCTTGTATGTACACATATCTGGGCACACACAAGGAATACCTAGTGCGGCAGCTTCAAGCAACTTAATATTGCTCTTGGCTCTATTAAAATTATTATCCTGGAGAGCTGCAAAAGTTAATTGAGTACCAGATTCAGCCATAGTGCCTGGAAACTCGGGTAATGGAGCCCATTGATGAAACTCCATCTCTCCTCGATCAATAAAGGGTTTTAAAGGCAGTGGGTAACTTCCGTAGAACTTCCACCTAAAGTCTTTTCTTGTCTTAATAATAGCAGGTACCACCATTTCAAAGTCATCCTTCTGTCCAGTTCTGTTTGTGACATCAACGTGAGTACCTGAAGCAAAAATAGATACAACAGGTTTCTTTTTATTCTTTTCGAAATTTTTAACCAATTCTCCGAGATTATAATACCGATCAAACCACCATTTAAGTAGGTAATTGGGTATTACAGTGGATTTTTTGACACCCATCTTTTCGTCAAAATAATCTTTCATAAAATCACAAGTAACTGTAACCTCATCACACATATCGAGAATTTCTAAAATAGAATTACGAATCTCATCTGCAACAAAAGCATCTTTATTTCTATTAAAGTCAGGAATATCTTCTCTAAAAACAATATCGTCAATTTCATAGATAATTTTAAACCCGCCGTCTGGCATTTGACGAGATATCTCTTTAAGCATCTTAACAAAGTCTCTTTGTATAGGTGTAGCCTGACGCTGAATTTTAACTGCTTTTACTCCAGCATAAAATCTCGGATCGAGCACCATTGTAGTTAGTTCTAAAAGAACTGCCTTCTGATAAAGATTCAGCATTAGATTAGGAGCCATACAGCGATACCAAGAACATCCGCCGTAATCTGCAAGATAGTTAATAGCTCTTGATAACCCTTGTCCTGGTATTTCAGGTGGTGGTAAATCTCCATTAGGTCTAGCATGAAGCACTTGAGTAGTAGAGGGTATAAAAGGTGGTAAACCGATAGGTGCACCCATATTATTAGAAATACCAGATTGCTGGATAATGAATTGAGACATAAAGCTATGATAATAAATAGGTAAAGTTATTACGTTTTTCCAGAAATATTGTGTTATCAATTTTCTCTGTAATAGCTGTACCTCGATGAGTGATAATGTAGCAATTTTCGTTATGCTTTAAAGCTCTTTCTCGAAGAACGTCTAAAACTAATTCTACCCCTTTATCATCTAAAGAAGAATCTAAAAGTTCGTCATAAAAAATAGTCGAGAAGTGTACATCCCCTTGCATTCTACGAATATCTAAGAATGAGAACAAACAAGCTAAATCAATTCTCTTACGCTCCCCACCAGAGAAGTTAAAGTAGGATTTATGTTCTCCTTTTTCATCAGTAATTTGCTCATCAAAAAACTCATCGAATTGACACAAACAGTTAGCATGAAGTTTCTCGAGATAGTATGCCATTCTTCCATTAAGAACGGCTAAGATCTTTTTAACAATGTATGACTTAACGCCCTCTTCAGATACTACAAACTTAACACACTCGAGAACATTACATTCATGATCTAATTTTTCTAGATCAGCCTTTCCAGTTTTAAGCTTTTGTTCGAGCTCTTTTACAACATTTTCTAAAGCTTCATTTGTTTGTCCTTTAACCTCTTCAATTTCTTTTAATATTTCTTGAATATTTTCGTTGATAAGACTGATCTTAGTTTCAGTATTTTTATTATTGTTTAAGATATCTTTTACAATATTTTTATTATTTTGGATATCATTTATCTCTTTTTCTTTTTTAGCCTGAAAGGTGTTTACTTCATCAAGGGACTTTTGAGCAATACTAAGCTCTTTTGTTAGAACTTTTAATTTATTATTAAGCTCTTTTTTATTAGATTCTTTATGTTTAAGATCATCGTCAGAGTACGCTCTCTTACAGGTTGTACAAATAGCTCCAATCTTTTCAATTTCATTTAGCTGATCTTTAATATGACTAATTTTACTTTTAACATCAGCTAAAACTTGATAAGCGGTTTTATAAAGTTTTTGCGACTCTTGTAGTTCTTCATTGCATTGCTCAAGTTTGATATCAAGCTTTTCTATGACGTCATCAGGAAGAACTTTAATACTCTTTTTTAATTCATCAATTTTAACTTTACTCTCTTCAATACGTTTTGTTAAAGTTTCAATCTTTAATTTTTTTGTTTCTTCAAAAGCATCAAGCTGTTCTTTATTAAATTTGTATCCCTTTTCAATGCCCTCTACTTTAGTAAATAGCACTTCATAATCTTTTTTAAGTATGTTATGCTCTTCTCTAGCTTTCGAAAGCATATCTGAAAAGACTTCAAGACTAAGAATACTCTCGATAAACTTTCTCTTATCAATTTTAGACTGTGCCATAAAAGGTACAGTAGTATTGATAGTCATTATGACTGAGTTTTGAAATATTTTACCATTGGACATAACGAGTCTTTGAATATACTCGTTTGTCTTAGCCATAGTGGAACGGGTTATATCTTCCCCGTTTTTTGTCATATGACATTTAGTGGGACCAATAGTACGAATAATACAATATTGAGATAAACCGTTACCGTTTTCAATGTCAAAGTCTAAGATTACTTCACATTTTTTCTTAGTAAAAGAGTTTACAATAAGGTCTTTTGGGAGTTCCCGAATTGTAGTACCAAACAATGCAAAGTACAGTGCATCAGCAATAGTTGATTTGCCAACACCATTCTTAGAGTCCTCTTTGTCATAGTTAATACCTGTTATAACATTAACCCCAGTTTGAAAATTAATAGTTACTGGTGATTCTCCGACAGAGAGAAAGTTCTTAATAGTAAGAGATTTAAAATTTACTAAACGCACTCCTTATAGTATAGATACAATTTAAATATTTTAAACTACTTTATTTAGTAGCAACAATATCCCATCCAATAGTTTGGACTTGATAGCCTAGATCAGTTAATTTATTAATACAGTTTTGAAGCTTTGTTCCATGCCCGGTAAATCGAGTTCCTTCAGCATGTAAATGTTCAAAGTATAAATACTGTATTTGAACTTTATTAAAGTCAATACTATTAACAATATCAACATCCATACCTTCAGCGTCAATGTAAAGCCGATCAATATGTATGAGTTCGTGTTGTTTAAAGAGTGCGGTTAAATTAATTGCAGGGGTTTCAATAGCGGTATATGTGCTTTTAAAACATGAACTGTTGATAAAATCAATAGATGTAGTGCACTCTTCAGGAGTTGTTTCAGATACATAAAAGGTAACAGTAGCTCTATCATCAGTTACAATGGCATAATGAAGTACTTTTACTTTAGGTAAGTCATTATATGCTTCTCTACACAGTTCGACGTATTTTTTATTCCCATCGATAAGTATTGCTTTTTGAATAACACTGTAATGTTCTGTTATAAATGCTTGAACATGATCCTGTCCTTTACAACAGCCAATTTGAACTATATTCATACATTTACAATGTACAAACTAAAGTAGGCGGATCGGTAATTCGATACTGTTTCCAATTTTCATCCCACTCAGTATTAAATTCTTCCCATAGCATGTTATGTGTATCTGGCCAGGTGCGTTGTAAATAGTCATAATCATGTACAATAAAACATTTGGTCTGTTTTTTAAAGTGATTTAAACTTTTATTTCTGTCTGACCAATCTCCTTGATCAACAAAAATTAAATCGTAGTTGTGTTTAAAATCTTCCATATCGTATTTGGAGTCATAACTTGACATATAGTATGGTTTAACATTTTGTACATCTTTATAATAGAGAGGGAAGCATTGATCTGACCATACTTTATCTGTTTCAATGCTATCAATGAGAATGTTTTGATTATTTTTTGCAAAATAAGATAAAATAGCACTGCTACCCTTACCCATACCTAGCTCTAATATACGAGCAGTCGACTGTTTACAAAGTTCAGTACATTTTTTAAATAAAAAAGGTACGTGGGTATAATATGCAAAATATTGCACATCGTGTCTGTGTTTTTCGTCAGCAAGAAAATGCAAATCTGATAACTCATTAATTTGTGCAATTTCTTTATATATTTGTTCTATTTCTTGTAGTTGCATGTTGTAAAATTATAATATTGTTTTTGTTAAACTTTTCAATGTAGGAAGAGACATCTCATACTTTATCGTTTCTTAAGTAAAAATGCTACTTTACATGTCATTGTTTAATATTCTTAACTTAATAAGCTTTAATCTGAATCTGTAAAACGTTTCTTCCAACTCTCTATATAAAGATCAAGTACGTTCCAATCTACCTTATTACATTTGTCTATTTGTCTATTCAAATATTCAATTGTAATATTATTCCAATCTTTACAAAATACAATAGGTAAATGGGCGAACTGCCTAAAGCATTCATGATCTTCAACTATAGGTACAGAACGTAAATACAAACACTCCCATATTCTATGACTATCTACACCATTACCGTGCGGGCAAATAGTAAAATAGCTCTTAGATATATCTCTCCAATACTCATCGTTAGGCTTTTTACCCCACATAAAAATACCATTTTTACTTGTGATTTGATCACAAATAATACGCTTAGAAAAATTCGTACCTGAATCAAAATTTTTAAATACTAAATTATTTTTAATATTATTTTCACTACGAATATTGCTGATGAGCTGTTGATTGCCGTGAGGCCACTGACTATTGGCAATACCTATTGGTAATGAATGTAATTTAGGGTGATTTATGTATCTGTTTTGACAAAACCATTTTTTAATATTAGAAGATTCAATATATTTTAAATGTTGCTCATTAATACCATCATCTGAATTATGGGTGACAATAATAGTGCCTGGCTGTAAATGTAATAAAAATTTGTTCATAAAATCATGAACAAAGTGAGAGTAGATAAAAATTGTTTTATACTGTTTAACCTCTTCAACGGGAGTATCTGCTATACGTAAAAGTTTTTGTCCTTTATGTCTAAGCTGATTTTCAATAATCCAATTGCTTTCAGCAAAAAAACTTACTTCAGTTAAATTTTGAAACTCTTCACCTGATATGATATTCATTTTTTAATTAAAAGCTACAACAGAAAAAGCCCAATATAAATCTCTTTCGCTATGAATAATGTCTTTATATTTTAATTTATGTAAAACATCTTTAATATGAGACGGAAAAAATAAATGATAATGCTTTCTATTATTTTGCGGGTTCCAATATTCCATATCAGGGTGCGGTAGATATAAAAATAAAACCCCGTCTTTTTTAAGATGCTTTTTCCAATATTCTAAAGCTCCGACATAATCCGCTAAATGTTCAAGAGTGTGACTACTAAAAATGTAATCGTATTTTTTGGGGGGTAGATTGAACGCATCATATTCATCGTCAATAACAATATTGATTGGCTTAGCACCAGGTAGTGTCCACCTATTAAAACCACCTATATCTAATCCTTCACCGGTACAAAAGTGTTGGGCATAAGGTAGTATAAACGAGCATGCATTTCCTTTCTTAATATAAGAGGGATAAAGATTATTGTTATATTTAAATATATTTTTGTTCATAATAATTTATTGCTTTTTAAACACTGCTGTTAATATATTTTTATTTTCACCTTTACGTATAGTATCTTCAATTTCAGTAAAATTTAAACAACTAAAACCTATTTTTTTAAAGAAAGATATTAAAGATTTATCATTAAAATGATGTAAATGTTCATTCGGTCGTCTGTGTTTCCAATTAGTGAACCATTCATCTGAATGGTAGTGACACCAGGGTAAACTTATGTAGATGTAATTACATTTAATATTACATATTTCGTAAATATCTTTAAAATGTTCTAACACGTCAAAAAATGTAACAACGTCGTAGTGTTTGTCTGTTAAAGATGTTACTTGTTTAGTACCTTCGGGTGGAGGGAGTGTTGTAATGTCGTATCCATAGCACTCAGGTATAATTTCTTTACATACTTTTAAAAAATCTCCTGAGCCGTATCCTACATCTAAAATAGATGTAGGGATATGGCCTATACTACCTATTAGGTATCCTAGTCTAAGATAGCCCATACTAAGGGATTTAGGATACTTATAATAACTATTTTTAATATAATCCGCATCATAGGTAATAGTATTAAAATTTAGTTGATGAATAACACCACATTCATCTATTTTATAATTATCTAGCATAAAAGAGTATTATATGATACTATCATAACAAATCAAATTATTTTATTTCAATGTAATTTGTATTTGAGAATGTGTATGTATTGTTTATATGTGGCAAATATCTTGTAGGTGTAATAATATCTATTTTAACATCACTATCCGTTTGATATTTTATTGTTGATGCTAAAACTGATTGACCTGAAAACAGAGCTACAAATTGTTTAGCAGATGCTATAACGTCTGAATATGTTTTTAAATCATTAATATCTATTGTAGATATATTTTCATTTTTACAAAAATCTTTACTGTAGCCTATTTTAGAATTAGTAATATAAACTATGTCTTGTTTTTTAATGCCAAGGCTTGCTATAGAGTTTTCTATTTTTTGAAGATCATATTCGTGCTGAATACTGTGTGCTGTAAAATTAATTAAAACTTTATCTTTATATTCTTCAATATACCTTGGTGTATAATAAATTTTAGGATATTCATAATCTGTATCAAACCCGTACACTTTTTGTAAAACTTGTATGTGATTAACAGAATTATTTTCAAATTGTCTGCATCTATCTAACCACGATAAGTCTGTAAAATCTATTTTTTCTTTTTCAATATACGGATTTAATTCCCATACAAAATTATTAATGTCCTCGTTTCTATAAGCATTGTGTTTAGATAGATAACATTTTATGTTATTTTGAGAGCATAACTCTGGTATGATGGAGTGTGCTAAATTATCTCCTAAACCTCCCCAGGGTTGATATATAACTATATTCCGTTCCATTCTGGTAAATATATAAACGGATGAAAACTTGTACAGTGCTTAGTGGGATAAAAAATATTTTTAGCATTACTTAAAAATGCAATCCACCAACTAAATGTACCATTACTAATGATAATATTATTACATTTTCTACCAAAATTAATTGTGTTAATTGCAGTATCTTCGTATATGCTCATATTATACTCTTTAACTAATGTCTGTATAAAATTACTAGTAGGTGAATCACTTGAAATAAAGATTTTATCATATTTTATTTTAGATATACACTCTCTGTAATAATCTATACCCGGGTTAAAACGCTCAGCGTCATCTAATCTTACATGAATAAACAGATCGTTATTTTCATGTTTATCTAAATTAAACAAAGATTTAATATCTTGTTTATATGTTTTTATAAAATCTATATTTTGAAAGAATCCTTCGTATAAAATACCGTGATTCAGCTCATTATTATATTGAAGTAGCGGCATGAGATGTTCATCATTATAATAAACATATGTCTCATTTATCTTCGTACCAGAATAAAAATTAAAGTTAAGAACTTTACATTCTTCAGTACTAAAGTATTGATGTACTTTATAATTGTATTTTTTTGCTAATAAAGCTAAACCAACATTTTGAAATATGTGATTACCTAAACGGGCACCTTGAGTTTGAATTAATCTTAACATTTTTATTGTTTAATAAAACATGTTTGTCTGCCTTTAAATAGTAATTTATACTTCTTTTCTAGAAGAAAAGGTATTAGTAATTTACCTTTACCTCCTAGAGATTCCTCATCATTGTGAAAACCTTTTTCAAAAGTAAAACCTACATCAGTATCGTCAATTAAAATAATAGCATCGTCATTAAGTTTATTTTCAGCAACTTCAAACGCTTCAAGATGTTTTTCGGCATGATTAGGTAATTCAACATCCCATGCATCTAGATATAAAAAATCAATTTTAGAAGTAAAATCTTTTAAAAATTTTATACCATCTCCATTATAAACGTTAGACTGCTTATTTAAATTATACTTTTTAAGTTCTTTTAATGTTAACTTAGAACATTCAATATCGATATCAATAGTATGAAACTCTTTAGCCGATCGAGCTAAAAGTAAAGAACTATGACCATCATTACAGCATTCATAATTGTATTCATCTAATGGATGATCGCATGGTTTTCTCATCGACCCTATCTCAACAATAATAGGCTCTTTTACTGTAAGAAAACTTAAAGCTTTTTTAAGAAAAGTATAAGGTCTTTTTCGAATAGATTGATTAACATTATACATAATAATATTTTATATTTTATATAATGTATTTCAACATATAAAATTTTCTAATTTTTTAGAATGTATATGCAAATTGCATATAGGTATCTTGTTATCGTTATATATAACGTATGGAACTTTATCAAAAATAACTTTAATTTTATTGTGAATAATTGCAGCTCCTGAATAATGAACCTCATCGGCATAACCAGGTGGTTGATTATGGTTTGTACCACCTAAATGCTGGCCGTAAGACGCTCCATCAAATAGTGTACCAGTTTTATCAAAATTATCATTGCTAGGTTCAAACGGCAAAGTAGGTAAATAATCAATTGTGCCAGGCTTATAATTGTATATGATATCAATTAATTGCATCTCTGATAAATGGGGATACTTTGTTGCCTGCATTACATGACTGTAACTTTTTGTTAATAACTGATCTAAACATTTATTAAATTTCGTAAAATACTCTAAACTATTACAATAAACAAAACCAGCTGAGGCTATCTGATATCCGACCCGTGTAAAATAAATTGAAGGGGGTAAACTGTCTAAATGCTTAAAATCAGAGTATACTAGATTGTCATACTCCAAGTGAATAAACTTCTCAATATTATTATCTCTACAATATGTATAGAGTACAAACAATCTAAAAAGAGAAGTATACCAGAACGGACACCAAACAAGAGGTGTATAATACTCTTTACACTTTCTATAAAATTCAATTGATTCTTCTCTTATATAATTGTTGATATAATCATTAGATAAAATAATAGGCTCGGTATTCAGGTATTTTTTTGTTTGATCTATGCTTATCTGAGCATAGGGAGGTATTTGTTCAAATACCCATTGATTAGGAGTAAATTCGTGACCATATGGTAATTTTTTATAGTCAATATGTACGTATATAGCTTTCAAAGTTAAATTTTCCAAGAGTGTATAGATAGTATAGATTTATCTGTTTTGCATGCATTTGCAATTGTGTTTTTAATATCTACATCGTTCCAATCTTGTCCTTGATTGAGGTCTCTACCGTCATTAATTTGTTCAAGATGTTTAAACGTATACAAATTAGGGTAAAATTCGTTTACATAATTAGCATATGTTTCATATTCTGAAAAATGGTATACTGCATTAAGTCTAGTGCCTATTTTTAGTAAAAGATCTTTAGCTGTAGTACATCCCGTACGACTTAAAAAGCTTTTTGTAATATTTTTATTAAAAAGTCCTAAATCCCCAATACCGGTATGGGTAAGAGATTTATTAAGATTAAATGTATTTTTATTAAAATGAAAATATGGAAAATGGTTTTGTTTCCATCCGTAGTACCAAATAGGTTTTTCATTTATAAATAGGTTTATTTTTTTTAAAATAATAGTATCACTGTCTAAAGCAAAATAGTATTCTGATATACATTGCTCAAAAAACATTTTTAAGAATTGCTGATAAGTCCAATTAGGTCTAAAAGATATAAACGATTTATCTGGTACATCTAATACGTCTCTGTCATTTATATAAATTATCTTACTATCACTTACCTTGTTTTTAATGCTATGAGGTGAACATACAAATATATTTTTTGAATCTAAATTGTTTAAAGCATACTCTATAACATATTTTAGTTTAAGTTCATCTTTTTCTGCTACAGGTATAAACAAATCGTAATTGGTATTATCTGTTACTTTATTTTTAACATAATCTTTATTATACAGTTTGGGTAATGTTTTAAAACTACCAAAGTATTGTTTTTCTATTTCTTCTTCATTATTAAATGGTTGATACCATTTACAATTATTAACTGTAGAGCGTTTAAGTAAAATGTTTTGTACATAGTTAAACCAAAGATGTCCTATGATAATATTACGTTTAAATACATCTTGATTGTAATAATTTTCCACGGAATCTTGACTTGATACACTTTGATGTTCGATATGGAAGCAGACCGGGGGGAGTTTATTAATATTTTTACACTTACATAATAAGTTAAACATTGTAAAGAAATATGTATCCCAGTAAAAGCTGCCTAAGATTAAATCTTCAAAATTATTGCGCACCTGTAACCAGGTTTCTTTTTTAACTAAAAAAGCATCAAAACCATGAACAGAGTACGATTCTAATACAGGTTCTTGAGATAGGGAATCTATATCTTCAATATGCATTCTAGTGATGGGGTAACACTCTACCCCATCTTCAAGTATTTTTAATACGCGATCAGATAAAATAATATCATTATTTAAAAATAAGAAATAGTCACAATCAGTTTGAGACAAAACATCAAATATTTCTTTTACTGATGGTAACTCTTTTTGATTGTTGTCAATTTCTCTTTTCTTTAAGTTATATTCTATTTTTAAACCTTCGTGCTGAAAGTAATTATGTATAAGTGTATTAGACTTAATAGTTAACTTATTAAGTGTAGTGAAATTATCGTACTTTATATTTTCAGTATTAAAGCATATATTGTATAGTTGAATATTAGGGTTTTTGCTTTTAATCTTTAAAAGACTTTCAATACAAAAACGCTCTCTCTTTACGAGATCTTCATATTTTTTAAAACCATTTATACCAATAGCAATTTTCATGACTTAAATTTTTTAAGTTTAGTTATAACCCAATCTTTATTAACGTCTGGTATTTGATTGACCATTACACCGTGCTTTTTCACAAAATATTCCCATTCTTTTTGGATTCTTTGTTCCCGAGATCCATCTGGACGATCGCCCTGAAGTCTTGAGACAGCATTCGGATTATTCATTATTAGTTCATCTGAACCTGTAATATCAGCAAACCACCAAAAAGGTGCTGCATAGTCTTGTCGGGACTCTCTATAAGCTAAATCAATATCAAAAGGATCTCTAAAATTTGTATCATACAGACCGGTCTTTTCATAACAAGTTTTGTGGTGATAGGTAAACTCATTGCACATATTTTTATAAAAAGATACACTGATATCGTTTTTATATTCAACAGTTAGACGGGGCGTACGTTTACCAGGCTCACCTGATTCCCAAGAAGTAGAAACAAAAGAAAAATATTTTAACCCTGATTCTTTTGAAGCTAGAATGTATTTCTCAAAAATATCTGGTGATTTTAGTAACATATCATCTTCGATGATAAAAATATGTTCGCAGTTTCTTTGAAGTAAAAAGTTAATACAGTCATTTCTACAAACAGATGGATAGACGTTTTCAGTATGTTGTATCCAATTACCGTTGTAATTTTCTATATATTTGTTTCCACCGTTAACAGTAACAAGTGTATTAATTTTATTGAACGGTAGTGTTTCGTGTAATTTTTTGTAATAGGATTCTGAATTATAGGTAACTATACCTACGCCAATTTTTTCTTTCATTGTTTTTGGGCTAAAACCCAACCTATACATGGTCGGTTTATGTCATTGTTAAGTTTTATTTGTGTATAATCAGGCCAGGACAAATATGTATATATATGTTTAATATAATCTTCATTGCCCCATTGCCCTGAAACCAATATCTTAAAATTGTTTTTAATTAGTAAGTATATAATATACTGCACTGTAATACCAGTGAAAAAATAAAAGGGCTCACCGTGAGGTATGTTTATTACTGGAAAGTTACTATAAAAATAACCACCGGTTATTAAATGTTTTTTAATATTTTTAATAGATTCTTCAATTTCCATTAAGTGTTCAAAAATTTGATTTGCAAAGCAAAAATCAAAATCTTTATCTAAATTACTATCATGTAAATTTTCTATATCATGTTTATCATTAATCCAATAATCGCAGTCAACCCATTTATCTTTAGGGAACATTTTACATTCTGGATCATATAAACCACCAAAGCTTAATAATTTTTTTGATGTTAAATTAAATTGCTTTACGTATTGTGAAAAATAAAAGGTAGCAGGCAGCCGAGCTGCGTCTTTATTTTTCCAAAAATTTAAATCTGTTATTTTGTTTTTAACAAAATTAAAATCAAACTCTTTACAAAAGTTTAAATTTTGTTGATGTATATTATAAACTGTTTGTACATTTATTTTGTTCATAATTTTGGTTTTATTTTTTTTAGATAAATCATAGTTTCTTCTTTTGTAGATGTTATAGCGTGAGGATTCCGGACGTCAAAACCAAATTTTTTAGCAAAGTGATCTGCTGCTTTATGAAAATTTTCAATCCATTTTTGATCTTTACGAATTTCACTACCAGAATGACCTTTATCTATTTCTTCTATATAATTGCTACTATCTGCAATGTCAGCAAACCAACGAAACGGGGGATGCATACCCGCTTTAATGATAGCAGCTGTATGATCAACATGTTCCATAGCATTATAATAAAATTCATCCATTAAACCTATTTCTTCAATACATTTTTTTGTATACATTGAAAAAGCCCCATATACGTTGGGATATAAACATATAGACACATTTGGTGAATAGTCAATTTTTAAACGAATTGCAGGTGTACCGTCGGGTTTATAGTTATCTACACCGTGAAACGCAAAATTGAAATGCTGAATACCTGATAACTTTGAAGCGTTTATATATTTTTCAAAAACTATTTTATCCTTTATAATAATATCATCCTCTAAAAGAAAAATATAGTCATTATCTTTAAGTAGATTTAGTGCTTGGTTTTTTGCCTTACCAACACCCTGTTTCGAGGGAGTATTGTTATGTACAAAAAACTTACCTCCGTCTAATTGTTTTTCTCCATCGTTAACAATAACAATATTACTCGTAGAAATTCCAACAAGAGACTTGATTAATTTTTTAAGATAATCAGGTCTATCACACGTAATAATACCTATTCCAATTTTAGTGCTCATTTACAGTTTGAGAAATTCTATAAAGATCAATACATTTATTCAGAATATCTTTCTTAGGCACTGGTGTATCTAAAAGATTAACAAACTCATGCAAGGCAGTATCAATATCTATAGATACTTCGTTAAGCTCAGTAGCAGATAACTGTACAGATTCGAAAATATTAAAATCAGTTCGAACATGTCGGGGTTTATACTGATTAAACTTAGAAAGCATTAAATTTAAAACCTGCTCGTTAACATTTCTATCAATACAAAGACTCACAAAGTTATTTTGTAATTCATCAGAAACGTTTTCTAAGTTAATTTTATTATCAAGAAGATCTGATATTTTAATTTTTTTATGTTTTGGTGTTGTATGATTCTCTACTAGCTCAAGTGAAAGGTTATCAGTATCTAAAATAGTAAAACCTTTTGTTTGTTCTCTATCTCCAAAATCTAATTCATAAGGTGAACCGAGATAGATAATTGATTTACCATTTGTATACTTTCTATGGTCTCGGCAATGAAAATGCCCGGTAATAACAAGCTTGGATTTATCCAATAACGACTCACTCTCAAACCCATGATCACATACTTTGTGAGAGCTCATTTTAAAATTAAGAATCTCAAAATGACCTACAATAATATCACATAAAGGAATCTCTTGTAAATCTATTCCCCAAGGACAGAATACAAATTTTTTGTTGTTTATTGTTTGTGCAACTAATTCTTGATACACAGTGACATTTTTATACCCATTAAGAATAGATATTGAGTTAATATCTGACTTATCTTTGTAATAACAGTCATGATTACCAGTTATAGTTACAATGTTGTAGTTAGAAAGTATATCAAAGAATTTACGAGCACAATGAATAGTATTAACTCCAATCTCATGACGATTGTGAAAAATATCTCCAGCTATAATAATATCCTTGATATATCTAAGCTTTAACTCTTGATCAAGCCATCGAGCAAAGTCTAAAGCTATTTCATGCCAAGTATGAGCGTTCTGATGCACGCCTAAGTGTATATCAGAAATACAAGCTACTTTGTTCGAACTAAAATGCATCAGGCGTTCTCTTGACGGTACGAATCGTCATAATCACTATCAAACTTTGTATTTTTCTGAGAAGGGATTTGACCTGACTCAGTTAAAAGGGTATATACCTCAGTTTGATAACGATGAATAGTGTCATGCTCTTTCTTTTCTTTTTTAATACGATTCTGAAAAGCTCTATAAGCTACCTTTGTAAAATAAGAGAAAGGGTTATAACCAGACTTACACTTAAAGCGCTGACGGGTTACTGCTGTTATCATCTTTATAATAGCATCTCCGATCATTTCTTCTTTATAAGAATAGTTAATAAAATTCTGGGCATAACCAAGACGGGTAGCAATCTTTTGAATCATGTCAGCTAATTCAGAAGGTATATCTTTACCTCCCTGTTCGTAATACTGGATAATAAAATTTTCCATCTCGATAGGATCGACGTAATTAGGTTTTAACTCCTCTTTAGTTCTCCTTACACGTTTCTTTTTTTTCTTTGGTTCAGAATCCCATAAAGAAGTAAAGTCCTCCTCATTCGGATCATTAACAAATTCTTCATCTTTTATTTTTCTTTTACGAGGAAACGGCATAATAAGTAAGTCTATTATAAATTGACAATAAATCAACTCTCTGTTAATTCAGTGACAGAATAAGGTATTTGTTCTCTATCGTATAGAGCTAATCTTTCTACCATATGTTTGTTACCGTAACGAAGGTTATCCCAAATATCAAAAATTGTAGCTAATTTCTTACTGGAATGTTTTCTTAAACTTCTGCCAATAGACTGAATAATTTTAATACGTGCTTTGCCAATAGCAGCAAAAATAATATTATGAAGGTTCTTAATATTAATACCTGTAGAGAATATCTTAGAGATAGCAATACAAGCTACATTATCGTGTTCTTCCATAAGCTTACGAATCATTTCTCGTTCTTCAATTTCAATAGCACCATGTACAAAGTGTACTTGCTTATTGGTACTTTCCCGTAATACCCTTAATAACTCTTCCCCATGAGCAATTCTATCTACCATAATAAGAGTATTTTTATCTGACTTATTAACTAATTTTATAATGATTGCGTTTCTATACGGGTTAGTTTGTAACCAGGTTATCTCCTCTTCATAACCTGCAGTTGGATTATGCATAGATGGTGTAGTAAATTGAGGGATGTTTTTATAGGTTAATTTTAAAGCAGCTACATGAACTTGAGAAATATAATTTTGATCTCTCAAATCTATTGATTCTTTAAAATAGATAACTCTACCTATCTTCCCGAAAATGTTCCATTGGTCGATTTTATAGTCTGGCAGAGTTCCTGTAAATCCGTAGCGAAAAAGTGCAGGAATTTGCTCAACAACTTTGTTAATTTTGTTTCCATATTTTAGTTTGTGTACCTCGTCAATAACAAGCAATTTAATATCTTTTAGTAAAGATAGATCTTGTTTTTCAGAGAGTAAAATTTGTGCATTTGAGATTACTATCTTAGCATTCTTATCTGGTTCTGTAGAGCCAGTCCACTTAGTAATTTCGGATTCCGGTATTCCGTAGTCAATAAAGTCAGAGTACGTTTGCGCAACAAGCTGTATATCAGGAACAAGTATTAGAGCCTTAAAGTCGTGTTGATCCTGGATAGATTTAACTAAAGTAGCAATAACAAGAGTTTTACCTGCTGAGGTAGGTAAAATAATAACCCCTGATTTGTTTTTTAAAGCTAACTTAACCGACTCTTCTTGATAATCTCTAAGATCAAGATTTAGTTTTGTTAAATTCTCTTTTAATTCAGGTATAAAAATTATATCTTTAAACTTGTCTGTTAATTCAATATTGAATTGAATATCTTGGTTTTGTAAAAATTCTAAAATAGAAAATATCAAACGAGGCTCAAACCTACCTTGAGGGGTTATAGCATAAAGTCTGGTCTGAGGTCTATAACCTATAGCGTAACGGCGCTTAAAGACTTGCTGTTTGTCTTCAACCGAAAAATGCTCTCTAATATTCGGTAAGTAATCTGAGACTATTATACCTTTCTTTCGAGTAGAGTCGTAATCAAGAGTTATTTGTACCATTATGTAGTTTCAAGCTTAACTATCTCAATAAGGTTTTTAATATCGAACGAGATAGATCTAAAGTTAGCTTCAATCTTTCCTAGATACTCAACAACAAGTTCATGTTCAGCAATTTGACTGTCGATCTTACCCACTAAAGGGTGATGTTGTTGAGCTTGTTCTAAAGTTTTAGGGTTAAGACCAACAGGGGATTCATGCTCAAGTTTATCAGCAATTTTTTTCTGAGCTTCTTTTCTAAGTCTTTTTAATTTTAAAATTTCTTGTTTGTGGTACATAAGACGACCAACCCAGTAGTGACGCGTAGCTGGCAAATCCATTTGGATCTGTTTCATGTTAAACTCATTAACAGATACATATTGTTTGATCTCTTCACTATATTTTGCTATTAATAAAATTGGTGTTTGTTCTTGTTCTTCCATAACTATTACCTAATATAATAGTAACTTTTAGAGAGTAAACAACTTAAATAATCTATATGCAAACCTTTAAGCAGTATCTTTTAGAAAAAGAAGAAAAACGTAGATTAGATCCAAAATGTTGGAAAGGTTATCGCAAATCTGGTACTAAACTTAAAGATGGTACTAGAGTAAATAAGTGTATAAAGGTAAACAAATGATTAGCTTAGAAAAAATAATATTAGATGTTTTAAAAGAAGAGAATATGGCTGGTGGTGCCGGTTCAGCATTCGGTCCCGGTGTGCAAGCAACAGCTACTCAGTTTTCTGGAGATAATTACGCCCCTGGGGATGCCCGGGTACCTAAGAGTCTATACGGTGGTATTGTTACTCGTGGAGGCTTAATTAAGCGCAGAAAGAAGCGTAAAAAGAAGCGTAAAAGTTAATAATGGATACTGGTCATTGGTTGTTAAATGAAGATGTTTACATTTTTGAAAACATGTTTGGTTTCATTTATGAAATAACTAACAAAGTTAACGGCAAAAAATATATTGGTAAAAAACAGTGTGTGCGTAAGATAAGACGCAAACCACTTAAGGGTAAGACCCGCAATAGGATTGATCATAAAGAATCAGATTGGAAAACCTACACATCTTCTTCGAGCGAACTAAACGAAGATATTCAAAAATACGGTAAAGATAGCTTCGAGTTTCGTATTCTTAAAATATGCGGATCAAAATGGGAGCTCGGGTATGAAGAGATTAAAGAACAGATAGCTCGAGATGTGCTCCGCAGGAATGACTATTACAACGGAATTATTAATGTGCGTATCGGGACTCCTCCTAAGAGTCTCCTTAAATAATACACAATGACTCCAGTTAGTGAAAAAGTATCTGTGTTTAAGCCTGTTTCGAGGTGTCTATACTGTAATTCAACCTCTTATGGTAAGGGGTGTAGATTTGCGCCCAAGGGTGTTCACTTTCATCCTCAAGACCCTAAAAGGTGCTCCTATTGCGGCTCTACTTCTTATGGTAAAGGCTGTAAGTTAAATCCATTTTCAGATATCCATCTTCATGGTATTGACTACAATAAGATGTTCAATGAATCTATGAAAAACAAGTTTCTACTCTCTACACTTAACAAAGACTACAAAGAGTTTGAAGCTTATAAATTAGGTATAATAAACAGTAACGGTGATAAGATTAAAGAGCCTGTGACTGAACAAGAACAAGCTGCTTACTCACCAGAAACAAAAACTATTCTCAAAGTTAAAAAATATTTAGGTTCTAAACTAGATCTCATAAATCAAACCGCTATTCTTGAATCAGCCTCCAAACTGAACTACAATAAAGAAAATCATAAAACAGTCTTACGTTACGAAGAAAAGATTAATAATATTATTGCTGAGCTTTACGAAACAGCAGAAGAGGCTCTAAAAGAAGGCTTGAGTATCGAGCAGGTTCAAGCATTATTATAATAATGCATTTTATAGAATATCCTAAATCAAGAGTGTGTGGGATTGATTATTACCCTTACTTTATCGATGCTCTTAAAGAATCTTATGCTTTTTGTAAAAAATATAAGATCCCTTACAGCTTTAAAAATAAAGATATACAAAAATTCTTTTATCATTATTGCTTAGAAAAGCTCTGTTACGGATACAAAAAATGTGATTCAAAGTACCCTAAAGCGTTTGTTATATATCCCTTACCTAAAAATGTAGGTTTTACGGATAAACACTTTCAAACGATTTTGAAGGTATTACCTGTTCCCTGGGTCAAGGTCAGTTCATTTGATTCTGCAGATGCAGAAATGGCTCTAACTCGAGTTCTTAATGTAAATCGTCTGGTGAGCTCTAAGTTAGAAAAGTTTCTGAATAGAAATGCCCTCTACAATTTTCAAAAGAAAAATAAAAAATCTAAAACTTTTTCTTTAGGATCAGTGGATTTACCCGAAGCAAAAGATTAATTGCATGTATGGAAGATTGGGACTTCGCCAATTAGATTCTAGAAATATATAGTTCCCGATTAAATAATACATATGAGTAAATTTGATGCCGTTTTTAAAAGAATAGAAGAAATGCTGCCTGTTACACCTGGACAGCCTCAACCAAAACCTGCACCTAGTGCAGCAGCTGCCCAGCAGCCTCCTATTGATCCAAAGATTGTACAAGAGCTAATTGCTGCTAAAACAGAACAACAGGTTCAAATAGCTCTACAAAAAATGCAAGCATTACAAGCTGCTAAACCCAGCCAACAACCTGCTCCAAATCAACAGCCAGCTGTCTAATGGACAAAGTAATTGTCAATTTAATTAAAATACAGAACCAGTTAAGAATACTGCACTGGCAGACTCTTTCTTATGCTGCTCACAAAGCTTTAGGTAAAGCATACGAAAGCCTTGATGAATTGATTGATAGTTTAGTAGAAGTTCATCAAGGCAAATACGGAAGATTAACCTTTGAAACCCCTATCGATTTAGGTTTAGTTAATCAAGATGAAATAGATCTTGAGGATATTTTAATTCAATTGAATGATTACCTATCTGGTCCATTCAATGAGATGCATGACCCTGTAAAAGATACCGATTGTCTCAATATTAGAGATGAAATATTAGCTGTTATTAATAAACTACGCTATCTCTTAACACTTAAATAGTTAAGCTTTTACATTTAAAATAGATAAATATCTAATATGTACGAGCTGTCATTTAGTGACTTTTTTAAAACATCTACTCTCTTATCGGAAGGGGGGAATATATTTTCAAGTCGCCGGATTAATAAGTCTGAGGTTATGCCCACGCTCAAAAAAGCTCAAGAACTTACTGGTTTATCATTACTTGATAATACACTCGGATCAACCGGGAAGACAGAAACATCAGGAGATTTAGATGTAGTTGTGGATAGCAATAAAACAAACAAAGACGAATTTATTAAACATCTCATATCTAAAGGTGTTGATCCATCCCATCTTAAAAAAACAGGTATTGAGGTTGCCTACAAATCTCCGATATATACGGCTAATGGCGAAGAGACTGGGGATTTTGTTCAAATAGATTTCATGTACCATGATGATCCTGGTTACTTAAAATTTTATTATGCCAATAATGAAACACCTCCATATAGGGGTGCTCATAGAAATATAACTCTGGCATCTATAGCTAAAACTAAAGGTTACTCTTTATCAATGAAGGGGCTTGCAGATAGGGAAACAAAACAAATTATTACTAGAAAACCAGATGAGATGGCAAAAAAAATTCTAGGAGAAGATGCTACTCAAAAAGACCTATTTAACCTTCCTTCTATTATTAGTTATTTAAGAAAGCATTATTCTGAAGAAGAAATAAAAGCAATGGTGCAAGAAGCAGAAAAAACAATAGGAATTAATATTTTATGATTTCATTTAAAAAATATTTTAAATACACTATAGATGAAGCTAAAGAGGGGGATAGAGTTGGTATATCTCATCTATACTCATTGAATAAACCAGAATTATATTCAATGGATTTTTTAACATTTAAGAAGTTTATAAAATATCTTAAGCAAAACGGTGGTAAAATTGATCCTACTAATTCAACTGTATCTGAAAAAGTTGACGGTATGGCCTTAAAGGTTGGTAATGATGAGCAAGGTAAATTTTATGTTCAATCTAGCTATTCTGGTAAGGTATATGAACCTCGAGAATTTTTAACTGCTGTTAAATTTCCACCCGCTCAGCAAGCATTTATGAGTAGTTTTGATCGTATAAAAAGTATGATTAAACCTATCATAGGCAACTCGCCGTGCACAATACAGCTTGAGTGGTTGTACTCTCCAAACGCTACTAAAATTAATGAAAGACCAGGTATGGTTTCTTTTGTAGTATCTGGTTACAAGACAAGTAAGCTCGGCACTTGGTCGACTTTTGTTATTTTAAATATTAATTGTCAAGAGATAGATGCTAACGAAATAAAATCAAAAATGCTCAAATTGAGTAATGATGAAGTTAAATTTATACTCCCTAATGTTGAGATGTTTACATCTATAGATCTCTCTAAAGAAGTAAGAGATGCGGAAGTGTCTATTAATAAAATTGAATCTTCGAAGTTACCAGAGCAAATAGAGCAACTTAAAGGTAATAGAAAGAGAGAAGCAATAGCAAAACGTAAAGAGCTTGAGCAACAACTTGCAGCTCTAAGATTACCTATACAAAAAGAAATGTATAATAAGATTGTTTCTAATCTTGTTAAAACAGAAGGTATTTTGGGAGATATAGAAGGTTATGTTATTAAGGCGGGGGATATAACTTTTAAAGCTAATAACCCTGAGTTTATGAAATCCAAATTTGATGTATGAGATCATTTAGCAATTTTTTTACAGAACAAACTAGAGACGGTAAACTTGTAATTATTTACTCAGGTCGCTTTCAGCCTGCCCATAAAGGTCACGCTATGGCTTATAATGCCCTCGTGCAGGAGTATCCAGAGGCAGATGTATGGGTGGCTACATCAAATGTTGTTAAAGAGGATTCTCCTTTTAATTTTCAAGAACGTAAATTTTTGTTGGAAAAAGCAGGTGTTCCTGGAGATAAAATAGTACAAGTAGTCAATACCTACGTAGCCAAAGAGATTTCCTCGAAGTACAATGAACAAAAAGACCATCTTATATATGTTGTCTCTCAAAAAGACGCTGATCGTTTTTCCTATAAGCCAAAAAAAGATGGAACAATGCCCTATTTACAAAAGTTAGAAAATGTGAATGAACTTTTACCTATGGGGGAGAAAGGATATGTCAAAGTTGGTAAAACATTCCCTTTTAAAATACTCGGTAAAACGGTAACTGGGGCCACACAAATTAGAGATATGTACAAGCATGTTTCAGAGCCAGAAAGAAAACAAATTATTGTAGACCTTTACGGAAAATTTGATGACGGTATTTATAACTTGTTTAATAAAAAGTTGAAATAAGTTCCAGAGGTAGTATAATACCTCTATATGAAAACTAGTAGTACCGTAACCTTAGATCTTAAACAGGAGGAAGCTAATACATTGCTTGAAGCTTTATTATTTGCATCCTCCATTAATGTTGGAGCAAATTGGTCTGAAAGAGATATTAATAAAATGGTTACTCTATCTAAGAAACTTAAACAGCAATTAAATGGCTCTACTAAACTAGATCATATTGTATTTTACGAAGAAGAAAATTACGAAGATAAATGGTCTCAAGACGTATTTAACTTTTTTAGAGATAATTTAAATATAGTACCTTTACAGCAAGCTTAAAATGGTTAGATTTCAGTCAACAAAGATTATAGAACTTGGCTCTTGTGCATTCAGGCAATGGCGAGCAGAAGGTACTCATTGTAAATATGTACATGGCTATCAGCTTAAGGCTAAATTCTGGTTTGGTTGTCAGGGACTAGATGATAAGAATTGGGTTATTAATTTTGGAGGATTAAAAGAGGTTAAAAAGGTATTACAAGATCAATTTGATCACACGCTTTGTATTGCTCAAGATGACCCATTACTACCTAGTTTTGTTCAATTAGCAGATAATGGGGGATGTCAGCTTCGTATTATGGATGGGGTAGGTATTGAAAAGACGGCTGAATGGTGCTTTAAAACTGTAGATCCTATGATAAGAAGCATGTCTGTAGGTCGTTGCTGGCTTAATAGAGTTGAAGTGTGGGAACATGAACTAAATAGTGCAATATATGAAAAAAGATCTTGAAGTAATTACAGCTAAATTTGAACAAGTATGGCCTAAAGACCGTAAGATAGGTTTTTGGGAATTTTTATCTTTAGTGTCTGTCTTGATTTTTGCCTTACTTTATCTATTATTGTTTAATCCTATTGGGTGGGTTGCTATTGTAATCTGTTCATTACTTTTTAAATTTATTATTGGTGCTTAAACATAAACAAATTTTAAAACATCTCCTGGCACAAAAGGATGTTTGCGTCGTTGTTTAACAGTCCATGTTTTATTTTGCAAAAACTTATATACACAACTTCGATCTATTTTGTAAGTATTACTAAAATGGGTTTTATTGCGAAATAAACCTAGTAATTCATTATTTTTATAAACCTTAAAAGTATGATCTTGATAATTTTTATAATCTAAATTATTAAAAGTCTTCTTAAGAGATGCTTTCCGTCTTTCTTGATGTAGTTGTTTTTGTTCAGTAGTTCTATTTTTAATAGATTTTTTTATGGCATCACTGTGTTTTTTACCGTAACGTTTCTTTATAAGAGACGTTTTGTTTGGTAAGTTTGCTAATGTGTCTCCTCCTGCTGCAAATCTTTTTACATTATAATATTTCGGTTTTTTACCGTATAACAATTCTTCGTTTTTAATCATATCTAAATACTTTTGTTCTTCTTTAATTAGGTTGTTTGTAAACTTTATAATTCGTCTTTTAAAATCTTGAGGTCGTTTTTTGTATGCTTTTAACATTCTTGATGACGAACAAATATATCTATCATTTACATTCCCCTTATGAGAGCCAATGTAATACAGTTTTCTTAATTTATCATACCAAATATAAACAAAACCTATATATGTCATATTAATATTTATTTAACATGCTAAGGTTTTTAAATTAAATATTGATTAAAAATAAGTTTATACTATACTTTATAGGTATGAGTGAAAATGATTATCTTTTAATTTCAGATGACGGTCCCGGCTTTAGCACTATTGAGGGAGAGGGTAGATTAATCGGTACACCGAGCATATTTTTGCGTTTGTTTGGCTGTAACTTAACCTGTAAGGGGTGGGCTTCTCCTGACTCGCCTTGGGGATGTGACTCATTTGTCTCCTGGTCAAAAAAGAATAAATGGACTTTTGAAGATGTGTTTAATTTCTATGAAGAAAACGGCTTTATAGAAAAATTAAATAGAGGGGATGTTTGGAAATTGACTGGTGGTGAGCCAAGCTTAAGACAAAAACCTCTTATTAAATTTATTGATGCATTTATTGAAAAGTATGGTTTTTTACCTCGTATAGATTTTGAAACTAATGCTACTTTAATGTTCGAAGAAATTTGGGTCAAAAAGTATAAAGCTACATTTACAACATCTCCAAAGATGTCTAGTAACGGAGACCCTGAAGAAAAAACTTATGTTCCAGAAGTTCTAAACTGGCATATAAAACAAAATTCATGCTTTAAATTTGTTGTTACAGGTGAAAAAGATGTTGAAGAACTTTTTAGAAAGTATATTACTTCTGATAAAGTAAAAGTGCCTAAGCATCTTATTTGGCTTATGGTTTGTGCCGGTTCTAGAAAAGAACATATTGAAAATGCTGCTTATGTAGCAGAACTTTGTAAAGAGTGTGGTTTTAATTTTTCACCTCGTTTACAATTAATTTTGTGGGATAAAGCACTGCGGGTTTAATAAGTTATTTATATGAAAATTGCATTCATGGGTACACAGTGTAACGGAAAGAGTACACTAATTAAAGAATTTATTAAAAGATGGCCTATGTACAAGGAGGTTAAGTCTTCATATAGAAACTTAATAAAAACAGGCAAAATCACTAATAATCAGGAGGGTACTGCAGAGTCTCAAAAAGCTATTTTAAACGCTATTATTGATGATACTCAAAACGCTATTGCAAAAGATGGTGATTTTTTAGTTTTTGATCGCTGTGTTATAGATAATATTGTTTATTCCCTTTGGTTAAATGAAAAAGGTAAAGTGTCCGATGAATTTATTATGGATACAAAGCGTATAGCTTTTGAGGCTGTTCGGGTATTTGATATTATCTTTTATCTACCTTTAAGAGAGGAAATTAAGATTGTACCTAAAAAAGGTAGAGATCTTGACCCGGTATACCGAGAAGAAATTGATAACTTATTCAGAGCTGTAGTAGGTACACAGGAGAAGAGTCAGGGAATTTTCTTTCCTAAAGAAGACTGTCCTGCAGTTATAACTCTTGAAGGACCTCCTGATCTACGTATTGAACAAATACCTATGTATATTAAGCCTTCTGGTAAGTTCTTTGATGAAAATGATGGATCTCTGTTAGCCAATATGTAAATTCGTATAAATAATAATACGAATTTATGTTTGATTTTACAGGTATAGTATCTAATGTTTTATTAGAACAACAACCAGGGGCTACACAGCAAGGTACCCCTAGCCCTAATAATCCTAATGCATCATCTCAGCAACAGACTGGTAGTAACAACCAGTCTTTATTAAAGACTCTATACAGTAACCCCAATAGTGAATTTGATAATCTTATTGCTGCTTATAATACTAAATTTAAAAGTAATATAGATCCTTCAGCAGCTGAATCTTTTTTGCAGTCAGTGTGTGCCCCTGGTTATTTTGCAGGTAAAACTCTTGAAACTGCTGGAGGGTATACCTTTATACCTATTTTTGATGGTTTCTTACTATATTTAGCACAAATTCGCACAAGCAACCCAAAAGCAGACTTTGAAACAATAAAGCAAAATTTAATAGCAGATCCTACACTTGCAGCTCAACACTTTAAACAAGTAATAGATCAAATCAAAAAAACCCAAGATGCAAATGAAGAATCTTATGTGCCAATTAACGCAGCTCTTGGTAAAGCAAAAGGGGTTTTAGACAATCAAGTTGATCTATTAAGCAAAACTGCCATAGCAGAATTACATAAAGATAGCGTGTTGGTTGCTGTTGAAAAAATTGTTGCAAAAAGAACTAGTGTAGTAAACCGTATTTCCCATTTAAAAGGATTAAAAAGACCTTTTAGTAGAACATTAATACAACCGCTTTTTTATAGTTATAAAAGCTTTGTATCAAGTACCCCCGGTAATTTGTTAGCAGGCTTGTATGGTGGGTGGCAAAAGAAAATTTCAGGAGATTTTCAATCTGCAGTCGACGATTTAACATCAAATAAATTAATGACTATTGCTATTTTAACCGGGGAGTACTACAAGTATTTGTTAAATAAAGTTCTTTCTGGACAAAGTCAAGAAAATCAACAAACAGTTAATGCAAGTTTAAATTTATTTGATACTTTTATAGGATCTATTTTACAGGAAGCCCCTCTTACATCTGCAGGTAATCTTGCAATGCAGGGCGGAACTAGTACACCATCTTCCCTTACACTTAATAATCAACAGCAAACTCAACAACAACAACAACAAAATACCAATCAAACTCAACAACAGCAACAAAATACATCAACATTAGACCCTAAAAACGCTAAAGAAATAGAAGATATGCTTAAAATGGTAGGTTCTCAAAAATTTGTAGATTATCAAAATTTTGTTGAAAAAGGTGCAGGTAGATATTTCCCAGGTGTGATTTATAACCTTGGTAAAATTGATGAAGATGCTCGTTCAGGTGTAAAACCTGCAAAAGAATTATATGATGCCATTAAAGGGGTAGCTTTTTTTACACGCTCAACACCAGGGTTTAAACAAAGGTCTCAATTTGCAGGACAAACAGCCAGTGCTATAACTGCAGCAGCTGGAGCTAAGCTTTATAATTAATATGAGTAAATTCGACCAGGTTTGCGAAAGTTTCTTTCCAAGAACTATGAAGTTTGTTACAAGGGTTCGTTATCCAAAACAAATTCAGTTTTCAGAAAAATTTCTCAAGTCTTTACAAGAAGAATTTGCTAGACTTCAAATGATTGAAGAGGCAGAAACTGAAGTTAGACCTATTCGCAATTACAAAGATAAGTTTTTAAAAGCTGTCAACTTCTGTGTTAGTAATCTCAAGTAGTCTTTTGTTTCATTAAAGCCTCTACCCCTGAATAAGAGTTCTGTACAATGAACTTGTAGGGTAATTCATCTAAATGTAAGTTACAGCAAATTTCGTTTACATCTTTAAACTTCTTAAACTCTTTAGGCCATACAAAGAGTTTTTTATTTTGTTTAATAAGATTCTTAATCTTTTTAGACATCTCTTTATTGTTCTTATCATTGTCGTAGACGTAAATTATTTCTTTATCAACACACTTCTTAATAAAAGATTCCTGTTTATCAGTCATTGAAGAGCCTCCAACAGCTACAGCGTTCTTAACAAACATAGCATCAATAGGTCCTTCGAAGATAAAGATATAAGGAATATCATTATCTATATTGTTTTCACCGTAAAGACTCTTCTCTCCGTACTTTGTTAGATATTTTGGATATACATCTCCATCTAGACTCCGGGACTGGTAGGACTCCACTTTACCTGTCTCCCCATAAAAGGGTATAATAAGTCTATTCTTGTGTACTTTATCCTTTAAAGAAACGTAAAGAGACTTTGGTCTATTTACAGCAGTAAACAGCCTTCTTTTTTGAGCATACTCAACAGAACTCTTAACGAGCTTTTCTTCTTTATGAAAGACTACTTGATTACTATCAAATATATCAATTGCATCGTCAGGAAGCGCAGGTATATCAACAGCTTTTACGACTTCGTTTTGTTTAGCTATTTTAGTCTGAATCTCTTTACTGCTATGAAACGTTTTAGTTTCTTTTAAGATTTCATAAACAGGTTTTTTAGAAATCTCATGAATCCAATTAAGCTCAGACCAAGACCTACTGCAATTAAAACAATAAAAATACCGATCGTCTGGAAAATAAAATAAACGACGCTTACGACCGGCAGAATGACCTTCCCCGCATACACAGCACTCAGCGTTATATACTCTCTGATACTTCTTATAAACCGGTCTCTTACAGTGAGAGTAGAGAGCCTGTATGACATAATCTTGAGGTAGTCCTTCCACCTCTATATTATATATTAACCCTGGCCGGCAGCAATATCTCTTTGACGTTTAGCTGAATTAATAATAAAACCTTTAAAGATTTCTGATAACTCTCTAGCTTGTTCTGCAAGTTTGATAATCTTTGAAGATGTTTCTCTCGATATTCCTTGAAATAATGAACCTTGTTTATCAAGGTCTGTTACCATTTGCTGAAGAGAACCGGTATCAATACCATTTAATTCATCAGCAAACTGATCGAGTTTCATAACATGATTTTTAACAGTTCCGGCATCTCCAGCTGGTGAGGCTACAGGTGCAGGATCCACATCAAAATTATCAGGCATTGGTACACCGTCAGTAGCTGGCTCCGGAGCTGGCTCTTCCCCGGTCATATCGTCTGTTACTGGTTCATCGGTAGGAACGGGCATCTCATCTTGTTCAGTGATAAATACGTTTCTATAAAGGGTATCAAATTTCATATATCTTTATAAGTATATTTATGGTAGATTTAATAGTTTTTCTCAAAGTAATAGCTTTATTAGTAACTATTATGATAGTTTGGTTTAATTCTGGTGCTTTTCCAGCGTACTGTAAGGTATTAGGTTTAAAAAAACTGCTAGCTGGTTATGATACCAATACAGATGGTTTAACTTTTCCACAATATCTCTATGTTAAACGTAACCTACTTTTTAATTGTAATGCTTGTATGTTTTTAATAGAACTAATTACTTGCCCTCTATGTTTGGCTTTATGGCTGAGTATTTTAGGAGCCTGTTTATTTTTAACAGTTTTGTATACCCCGGTGGTGTTTCTTGTGACTTTAGCAGTATATCTTTTGTTTAGTCGCTTACTATAGAGCTAGGTGCTCAATTAAGTGTTTTTCCATAATTGCTGCACACTCATCAGGCATAAACTTTAAAGGCACTATTTTATAATCTTCGTTATTAACAGAGAACCAAATAACTTTGATATCCCCGATCTTAATATCTGTATACTTTTCTATGAATATTTTGTATAAAGATAGCTGTAAGCTATAAGAACTAAATTCGCATTCGTCAAGATGTTCTACAGGGGGTAGAAGCTTTTTTTCGTATTCTGACTCTAAACTAAAACGTTTATTAGTTTTAAAGTCGTAAATTTCAAATGTTTCTGTTTGTGTATTGTATGCGAGCATATCTAGCATACCGCACACTTTTGTATTTGTTAGATCCCCAACCACAAATTCATTCTTAATAGGTAGAATATAATCTTTTGTAGCATTATAAAAATTGTTAAACTGCTTAACAAGAACTACAAGATTTTTTTGCATCATTTCATGCAAAGTTTGTCCTAAAATAGCTTCAGCTAAATTACGGTTGTAAGGAATAATTTTATTCTGATAGTAGTTGTCAATGTAGTTATGAAGAGTAGAACCTTGATAGGTAGCCATTTGATTATTCTTCTTCCAGACAAGTCTCATCTCTTCTGGAGTAATACCATGCTCCTTAGCCTTAATTGCTGACCATTTGTTTTCGTCAAACTTTTCTTTAACAGATCCAACAAGACCTGTTACTGAAACTCTTGCGCTAGGCTGACCATCTATTTTATATGTATGGTCTTTATCGAAATAGGTGATTCGATCAAATACTTTTAGCTTTTTTAACTCTTCTATCATGAGGTTTTCGCTTGAGATTTTTAATAGGACAAGCGCAATTGTCTTTCAGTATACAGGCCTCACATCCTAAATCAAGATATATGTCCGGTCTCCAACAAGCAAACTGAGTTACTTGTTCACACATCTCTTTGTTCTTAACCATACTAATAGGCTCAGAACCCTTCCATTGCATTACAATAGGCTTTTGTTTATACTCTTCTGCTACCTTCTTTTGTCGCTTTCTATCTACAGCGTCCTTTGATTTAAATTTCTTAACGTAACACTTCAGTATAGGGAAAGGAATCGGTTTTGTTTCTTTACAATTAAACTGCTTACGAATTTCTAATTCTGTATTTCCTTTCGATAACAACTTACGAGCGTCCCTGCTTATAAAATAATTGATGTAATCTTCAACATCATCAAATTTAAGCTTCTTAGCTTGTTTCTCAACCCGAGCTCTTGGCTGCTTAGGTATTACTTCTCCGGTTAGTATACAAACCAGATCAACCCGTTTTTGACGTTTTTGTTTTTTTGCAACCATTAGTAATATATTGCTTAATTAATCATAATATGCCAGCAAAGTCAGAAAAACAGCGTAAATTTTTTGGAGCTGTAATGGGTGCCAAAGAAGGTCAAAAAGGCGTTAAAGGTGCAGCTAAGAAAGTAGCTAAAGAAATGCCTAAAAAAGAAATTAAAAAGTTTCTTAAAAAAGAGTCTTTTGAAGACTTAGTTAGTTCGATCCTCGAATAAGTTTTTTAAATCTTTTTTCAGCAGATGGGAGATCAAGATGGGTCCATCCGAGAATGCCCCACTGAGTAGAGCCAGGGTAGACTTCTGCAGCAGCAATTTTTGAACCGCCAATCTCATAGCCGTTGTGAGACTTAATTTGCACCACTTCGTAGTTAGCTTTCGAGTCTTTTAGTTTGGCGTTTTCCTGTTTGTAAATGGCAAACTCTCCCTTACGTTCAACCTGAGTATATTTGAATCCCTTTTTAACAAACGTTTTTTCTAATTTTTTCATACTGTTAGTATAAAAGGAACCCGGCTTCAAGTCAAGCTCAAAGCCGGGTTCGTGTAACGCTACAACAACTTAGCGAGCACTACGGGTAGCGCGGATCTTAGCGAAACGACCATTGTTATCACGAACGCTGTGAAAGCGTTGGCGAAGAACAGCAGTGTTCGAGCGATCAACGAAACCGAGAAACTCGTAACGTGTTGTATCGAGGTAGTTCTCGACGATGCAGGACTTAACATTCTTAGGCGCATTGGCCGGAATGTAGAAGTCAGCAATCTGTTCGAGGTTCATTGTCGTGATGTTTGTGTTTTTCATAACGCGTTTAATAATATATGAGGTTTTAAGCTTTTCCACTAACT